CCTACCTGTAGGTTGAGTTCCTACGGCAAGTACGTTGATAGGTACGAGGGCTCTTTTACTCACGTATTAAGCCTTTACTACGACCCGATAAGTTTCACCTGATTGTGGAGCCACTGCAAATCCGATAGTTACAGCAGATGTAGTTGATGCAATTACATCAGTAACTACCTCGTTATAAGTAGCATCTTGTACAGTTACTAACACATCTCGTGTTCCAAGATTGTGTGTAATTGTGAAAGTTGTTGCTGAATATGGAGATACTGGAGTAATAGTCTCTGCGTGAGTTCCAAGTTGACCAGAGGTACCTTGAGCACCCTCTGTTCCTTGGGCGCCAGTAGTTCCTTGAGCACCAGCAACACCGACAGCACCAGATAGATTTACTGTCCATGAAGCGTATGTTCCAGTACCAACTTTGCTGGTTTTATTAAATGCAAGAGCGCCAGTTCCAGGGTTATAACTTGAAACGGTACCGTATTGAATATTACTTACATCATATGCAACAGTGATGTCTTGACCAACAGAGTAATCAACTGCTAGATCTGTAACCGTAATTGTTTGAGAACCAGAAGTTCCTAATGTAAATGATGTTGTAGAGGTTGTGGAGTACTTATCTCCATCAAGACCAGATGTACCTTGTGCACCAACAGTTCCTTGAGCACCTACTGTGCCTTGAGTACCTTGAGCACCTTCAGTTCCTTGAGAACCTACTGTTCCTTGTGAACCCACTGTACCTTGTGCACCAACAGTTCCCTGTGCACCTACTGTGCCTTGAGTACCTTGAGCACCTTCAGTTCCTTGAGTACCATCAGTACCTTGAGAACCAAGAGTACCTTGGGTACCTACAGCACCTTGAGCACCGACTGTTCCCTGTGCACCTACTGTGCCTTGGGCTCCATCAGTACCTTGAGTACCTAAAGTTCCTTGAACTCCTTGAGCACCAACAGTTCCTTGAACTCCTTGAGCACCTTCAGTTCCTTGTGTACCTTGAGAACCAACTGCTCCTTGGGCTCCATCAGTTCCTTGGGTTCCTTGAGAACCAACTGTTCCCTGTGTTCCCTGTGCACCTACTGTGCCTTGGGAGCCTAGAGTTCCTTGAGTACCTTGTGCACCTACCGTGCCTTGAGCACCCTCTGTTCCTTGAGTTCCTTGAGAACCAGTAGCACCAGCATCACCAGTACGAGCAAATGTAAATAGAAGTTCATCGTTATTGCTAAAGGTTCCGTTACCAGAAACATAAGCAACGTTAATACTAAACCAATTTGGTGATTCATCTGTAACACCAGAAATTGTATAAAGAGCAAAAGTAGCAATATCATTTTTCTTAGATACTTTTACGTGACCCTTGATTGTAGATGTTGAATCATCAATAGTGGTTAAGAAATTAGATACATCATAGTTACCATCAGAAGGATTATCATCCAATGCAAGAATGGTTGCTGAGGCTAATGTAGCATTATTAAAACGAGCAAAATTATCGCCTGGGTCTGACATAGTTGTGCTAGTACTGAATGTATATCCAACTGTAATACCACCAAATGAACCTTCAGCACCTTGTGCTCCAAGAGTACCTTGTACACCTTGAGAACCTACAGTTCCTTGAGTACCTTGTGCACCGTCAGTTCCTTGAGAACCTAAAGTACCTTGAGTACCATCAGTGCCTTGAGAACCTACTGTTCCTTGCGCTCCTAATGTTCCTTGAGTGCCCTGAGAACCAACAGTTCCTTGTGTACCTTGAGAACCCAGTGTTCCCTGAGTTCCTTGAGCACCAACAGTTCCTTGTGCACCTTCAGTTCCTTGAGTACCAACTGCTCCTTGAGAACCTACTGTTCCTTGAGCACCAACAGTTCCTTGAACTCCTTGAGTACCAGCACCAGTTGCTCCTTGAGCACCAGTAGTTCCTTGTGTGCCTGCTGCTTGCCATGCAGAACCGCTCCAAGTGCGTAAGTATCCCAGTACTGTGTCATAATAAATTTGACCAACTGTAGGGTCTGCTGGAGCAGTGGCTAAGTTTTGTATTCTTGCATTTTGTAATTCTAATTTGTTTAAATCAATTGGGGTTAAAAACTTACGGGCCATTTACATTATCTCCTTAAGATAAATACGCTTTTCCTGAAAAGGCTTGAGAGAACGAGACCGTAAGTGAGTTCGAATTTGTGTATGTTATTTCACCTTCATATATTGTACCCCCAGAGTCTACAACTGTAACGTTAGGCTTAAAGCCTAAATTATGAGTTATTACCCAAGAAGCACTAACTGCATTTTGAGTATGCTCATACGCTAACGCCTGTGGCTCTAGTGCACCGCTAGTTGTTCCAAAGTCTTGAGTGCCAGAGGGTGTAGTTATTAAGATTACGTCATTTACTACAATTGGAACAGTAGTTCCTGGTCTTACGTACTGACTCATTCTGTTACCTCTTCTGTCTTAAATATCTTTCCTCTAACGTATGTTTGGGTGACTCCGTCTTTAGTTAACTGAACATCATAGTAAGAGGTTCGAGGTAACATACGTGTCTGTGTTCCAGTGAGTGCTAATTTTAGAGTACGAAGTCCTGCTCCGTCTGCCGTACCTACTACTGGAAATGTAATTGTAAAAGTTGTTATAACTCCAGGAATACCTACTCCTAAAATATCTGCTTTTGCGGTATAGGTGTCGACTTCAAAATCAAGGACGATAGTAAACTCGTAGGCATCTCCTTCATAGACAAAGAGGTCCTGAGTAACAATTGATACTGGAGTTTCCACATTGCCATAGGTAGGAGTAGGCAGGTGGACACGGGTAGCGGCTGAGCGGTCGTCGATCTCTTGTGGTTGAAAGATTGGCACGTAGTGATTAGTAGTCTTAGAAATTCTGCGGAAACTAAAGACATCAATCTTATAAAGACCAATACCAAGTTGGGAACACAACTCTTTGTACTGCTGTTTTCTAGATTCAATCATCTGCATTAATTGTTGATAACGTTCAGACCTTGGAATTGTCACACCATCTGGAGCAAAGACGTTAATATCAAAAGCAGCATCATTAGCCAATGCATAAAGGGCTAAAGTTGATGCGTAAATAACTACGGGATACTCTTCAAGTGTAGGCATATTCTGCAGACTAACACTACGACCGTAGGCATCGGTGTGGAAGGCTGAGTGTTCTAAAAACGCTGTGCTTATGTAAGATTGAACTTCGGTTGTTGTAAAGTATCTAAAGTAGTTTCCAGCAACAATTACTGCAGCATCAGCAGCAGGTACCGTATCAAAAACAATATAACCAGTTGCTTCTTCAACCTCTACATCGTCAGATACATCTGTTCCGTTTAAGTTAACTATTAGATTTAATCCATCTAAAGGGGAGTAAGGAATTAGGTATCGGTTAGTAGTCCCATCAGCAGTAAACTGATAAACAAAAGACTTTGGGATATCGCCAATTTCAGACCGTAATCGATCCGCTAGGCTTGAAATCGTGGCCACATAACCTCCGTTAAAATTCTATGCCAATCATCTCGTGTATTAAGAATTTATTCAGCGCAAAAATAAAAAGGTCCAACTCCCAACTGGGAGGAGGGCGGGAACCAGTTGAGAGTCGGACTACTAGCGACGGCTAGTCTTTAGTTTGGCCGCCAAATGTAACCTAGTTGTTCTAGGTAATCGGCAAGAGATTTTGGAACCCTGTACTTAACACCTGCTTTAAAGGTGTAGGTATTGCCAACTCCATAACTCATATCATCAATGTCGGTGATTGTGCGAATGACAACCATGTCACCTGCAGTTGAAACTCCAACATTCTCGATTTCATCCAGTACTAATGGAGCATCTGGTTTTTTAGGATCAAAGACATCTTTTTCTAGACTCTCTGCCTCAAGTTGAGTAGCGATAGAAATTTCTTCTTTACGCTTTTTTAATGCTTCTGCATTTTTCTTTGCTGCTTGCTCCGCTGCTTTGCCTGTTGCATCAAGCGGACTTGTTTGTGTGTTTGCCACGGTGTTTATTCTCCTAAATTAGTTAGTGATGGCTGGGAGCCAAAAAAGGAGTAAGGCTCCCAGACATCAGGTAAAGCGATTTATTAGTTGGTGTAAACCTTAACAATTGCTTGATCGGTAATTACGCCAAGACCCCAAATTGCATACCAAGCAAGAGCGTGCTCACGACCGAAGTCAAGAACGCCACCATCACGAAGTTCAACTGGAAGAGAGATTGCGTGACCAAATGCGTTGTCACCAATCATGATTGATTCGTAAACTTCAGCACCGTTGCCAGTAGCAGTAGTTAGATAACCCTTTTCTGCTGTGAAATCTGCAGACTCTGGGTTTCCACCACTTCCTGGAGCAGTGTTAGCCTTAACAGGAACCTCAATCTGAGATGCTGGAAGACCAACAGAAGTTGAAGTTGTGTAAGCAGCGTTAACTGCCAACTTCTTAACCTGTGTTGTTTCGATGAATACTACGTCGTATAGACGACCGATTTCACCTAACATGAAGTTACCTGGAGCAGCGTACTTTGTAACTTCGATGAACTCTGGGTTCGAACGAATATCACGGGACTGCTTTGGGTGTACGAACTGTACATATGTCTCGCCTAAACGAGGGATGTTCTTACCAGCAAGGGTAAGAGCAGCATCCTTAACTGCACCAGTTGATAACTTGTAGTTACCATCTAGGTCAGAGAATTGTGTTGCTACTGTACCTTCGTTGTACCAGTCATTAACACCTTGTACTGATGAACGGTCATAACCGAACACTGCAGAAGTTGCTGCAGACAAAGTGTTACGTGCCTGTACATCTAGGTATTGCGCCATTTGGCGTCCTAGAAGACGGGATGCTGAAGCCATTACGTCATCAAAAGATGCGTTCAATAGTAATTCAGAAACAGCAACAGCATAACCATGCTCTGCTACTGTGATTGCAATCTGCTCTGCAGTAAGTGCGTTTGTTGTCATACGAACGCCTTCTGTCAAAGGAGTTGGATCTACTGCGAAGTTCTTGTAACGAAGGAAGTTCACACGAAGACCAGGTGCTACACCTAGTTCAGTCTTCTTAACTGCGAATTGTTCGAAACGAAGAATTGGCATTGCCTGGAACAAAATTTCTTTCGACCAGATTGTTTGAATTGCTTGGCTCAGGCTTGTATTTGAGCCTGAGTATGCGGTTGGGGCTCCTGCGAGTTGCCCTGTACCTGTAATTGCACTTGCCATTTAGGTCAAGTCCTTTCCTAGTAGTTGTTTGGGATTAACCGAACAGTCCCTGACCACGATTGCTGGCTGCTGTGCCAAGTAGTTTGGCTCTTTGTTTCGCATAATCCGCCAATGACATTTCCCTGATCGAATCAGGTGAGTACGATTTTTGTTCCGAATCATTATCGAGGGGTCCTG